GTTTTCTGTGTCTTTTAAAAGGAATTTCATATGAAATCGATTGTAGCATTATTCGCATCACTAGCATTCGCATCTGTAGCACTAGCCGCAGAACCAGCTAAGAAAGAAGAAAAGAAGGTAGAAGCCAAGCCAGCAGCCGCAGCACCCGCAGCTAAAGACGCTAAGGCCCCAGCCGCTAAAAGCGATACCAAGCCTGCTGATAAAAAAGCCGAAGCTCCTAAGAAGTAATCCAACAAGAAGGTCACTCATCGTCAACGGAGATGATCTAGGTTATCTAATAGACGATGAGGATCTGCTGTCAGGATACAGAACTCCTGAACTAGTCAAAAGAAAAAAATCAGAAGATGATGATCTTTCAGATTACGTTAGATGGAGATTGTTCTTAGCAAGGCAACTGGCTTTGTTAAAGTACCGAGAAAAGTGGACATGAGCCACTTTTCTTTTGGTAGAAAAAAATCACAATTAAGTTGACTTTACTAAATAAAACACGCATACTAACACTATGCGCAAGGCATACATTTTAAGGCATATAAAGGAGGCAAATTAAAATGGCTACACTAGCAGAAATCCGTGCTAAACTTCAAGAAGCACAATCACGCCAAGGCGGCACATCTACAGGCGGCGGCGACAACGCAATTTACCCCCACTGGAATATGGAAGAAGGCAAGGAAGCCACTGTTCGATTCTTACCGGACGGTGATCCTAACAACACATTCTTCTGGGCAGAACGTGCGATGATCAAGCTGCCATTCGCAGGCATTAAAGGTGACACTTCCAGTAAGCCAGTTACTGTACAAGTTCCCTGTGTTGAGATGTGGAATGAAACCTGTCCAATCCTAAGCGAAGTACGTGGTTGGTTTAAGGACAAGGCTCTAGAAGATATGGGCCGTAAGTATTGGAAGAAGCGTTCTTATATCTTCCAAGGTTTCGTTGTTAAGAGTCCTATCGCTGAAGATACGACACCAGCAAATCCGATCCGCCGATTTATTATCGGTCCTCAGATCTTTACGATCATCCGTTCAGCATTGATGGATCCAGAACTCAACGAACTGCCAACTGATTTCTTACATGGTGTGGATTTCCGCATCGCTAAGACTTCTAAGGGCGGGTATGCTGACTACTCTACTTCTAAGTGGAGCCGTAATGAACGTGCTCTATCTCCAGAAGAATCGGCTGCTATCGAAGCAAATGGCTTGTTCAATCTAAAAGACTTCTTGCCCAAGAAGCCAACAGATGTTGAACTCAAGGTCATGAAAGAAATGTTCGAAGCATCAGTTGACGGTGAAGCATACGACATGGATCGTTGGGGTCAATATTTCAAACCAGCCGGCATGAGCCAGCAAACTGGTGATCCATTGAAGCAAAATGGTGCGGCTCAGGCAGCAACAACACAAGCATCTGAAGATTATGATGATGAGCCAACACAGGCTGCTCCTGCGGCTAAGGCAGCACCTGCTCCTACTAACACTAATTCTGAATCAGCAAGTCGCGCACAAGATATCTTGGCGATGATTCGTAACCGTCAGAAGCAGTAATAACACGGCTCGGGCCTCTGAGACATAGTTCTTACGCCCGAGTTTTTCATCTAGGAGATTAATAATGGCAAAACTAACAAAACTAGCAAAAGTCAGTGAATCTATCACTATCAATCGTTATGACAACGCATGGATGGTTGAAATTGGTGGACGTGACAAGAAAGAAGATTGGAAAAATACTAAGACAGTATGTAATACTGAACAAGAGTTAGTTGATCTAATCAAAGAATATAATACGATGGAGTTGGATAATTGATATGGCTAATAAACCGTTTGACGTTTCAAAATTTAGAAAAAATCTAACAAAGAGTATCGACGGTCTTAGCATTGGCTTCAACGATCCGACGGATTGGATTTCAACTGGCAACTATGCCTTGAACTATCTTATCAGTGGCGATTTCAACAGAGGCGTGCCATTAGGCAAAGTCACTGTGTTCGCAGGTGAATCAGGCGCAGGTAAAAGTTTTATCTGTTCTGGTAATCTTGTACGTCACGCACAAGAACAAGGTATATTTGTAGTTCTCGTCGACAGCGAAAATGCTCTAGACGAAAATTGGTTGAAAGCATTGAACGTAGATACCAGCGAAGAAAAACTACTCAAACTCAACATGGCTATGATCGATGATGTTGCTAAGACTATCAACGAGTTCATGTCAGAATACAAAGCTATGCCCGATGGTGATCGACCAAAGGTATTGTTTGTTATCGACAGTCTAGGTATGTTGTTGACTCCAACTGATGTTAATCAGTTTGAAGCAGGTGATTTGAAAGGTGACATGGGTCGTAAACCTAAGGCACTGACAGCACTTGTTCGTAACTGTGTTAATATGTTTGGCAGTCATAATGTTGGCCTAGTAGCAACTAATCATACATACGCAAGTCAAGACATGTTCGATCCTGACGACAAGATTTCAGGTGGGCAGGGTTTTATCTATGCGTCAAGCATTGTAGTTGCTATGAAAAAGCTCAAGCTCAAAGAAGATGATGATGGCAACAAGATTTCAGAAGTTAGAGGTATCCGTGCCGCATGTAAGATCATGAAGACACGTTATGCTAAACCTTTTGAATCAGTACAGGTAAAAATTCCTTACGAAACAGGTATGAATCCATATAGTGGACTGGTCGACTTGTTTGAAGCTAAAGGTATGCTCAAGAAAGAAGGAAATGCTTTGGCCTATACAACCAGCGATGGCGAGATCATCAAACAGTTCCGTAAGGCTTGGGAAAAGAATGAGAAAGAAGGTCTAGACAAAATCATGGAAGACATTTCAAATCATGGCGAAAAATCCGTTTCAGAGATAATTACAACTGTTGAAACGGAGACTATCTAACCATGAAAGAAGACCTGATTGCTGATCTTTGGACCACGCTTGTCGAATTTATTCCTGAAAAACAAAAGAAGGAAGCCGCACAGAATTTTGTAGATATACTATTAGACTATGGTATCAAAGAATCTGTGTTAGATGATTTGCTAGGCGTTGATCCGTATCTCGATCAAGCTATTGATTATGTCGCAGACGAAAAAGGCTACGATGACAGTGAAGAAGACTATCACGACGATGACGATTCTTACGATGACGAGGACTAATGAATTGGTACGATAAAATATCCAAAGATATTTCTAATATCCCAGATGCTGTAGCTTATTTTGAATCTGAGCTACAGCAAGCAAGGATAGAATGTAAGATCTTTGGAAACATCGAAAAGGCTTCGGCATCTATGCCTGGTATAGTAGAAAATCGCTTTGGTCAATTACAAGAGATCGAAGCGATTCTCGAATACCTTAATATAGAGTTACGTCGACTAAAAAGTCAACATTTTAGAAAATATCTTGAAAACTATCAACGTGCTTTGTCA